ATGCTGGGGAAGTGAGGAACCGTGTTGTCAAGAACATCTATGGCATCATGACCGGCCCTGATCCCGACACACTGGTACGTCTCGGGACGTGCACGATCTTACAGGGTCGTGTTGGCATCACCAATCGTCACATCATCGCATCCCTCATGGACTACGTGGGGCTCGTGAGTTTCACCAAGAAACTATACGTGATGAAGAAGGAGGATCTTGTGACCTACCACATCCCTGACAGTGACTTGAAGATGGGGCAACGCGACGCTGCTGTTTTTGAACTGCCAACTATGTTCCCAGTTCACTCCAGCATCGTCCGCTACTTCATGACTCCGGAGGACTTCTCGCGACACACCAACGTTCCCAAGGCTTCGATGGTGTGGTGTGAGATGCGCAACGGACGTCCCATCCTGCGGTATTATGATTCGAACTTGATGGTTGCTCAGCAATCGCGGTTCTTCGACCTGCAGGAAAAGGGGCAAGTTCTTCAAATCCGTGACTTCTACCTTCACGGTTTCGAGACTGTCAACGGAGATTGTGGAGCCCTGATCATTGCCTTTGACCCTGCTATGCAAAACAAGATCTGTGCAATGCACATGGCTGGATTCGATGGAGAACACTTCACTGGAGCGGCTGTCGCACTTCACACCGGAGTAATCGGAGCCCTTCTGAACGGTATTCGCCCACTTCTGAAACACCGAGCGTCGTTGTTCGATGGTACGGTTCCCGGTGTAGTCTCGGGAGGTATCCAAGTTGAAGACGGCGAGATCACCCTGGTGACGAAAATTCCGGAAGGTTTCATGTATATCGGCCAAGTCGAGAACCCCGTGTTCGAGAACACCCGAACAACACTCAGGAAGTCGCCAGTGTACGACATCTGTGGACCCGTAAAAAAGAAGCCAGCCTACTTGGCTCCTTTCAAGCAGGGTGATATGGTGATTGACCCTAGGATGATGGCGATGAAGAAAGCAGCCGGGCCGAATATGCGTGTACACCCCCAGTTTCTGGAAGAAGCACTCAACAGTGTGAAACAGAAGATCAACTCCCAGGTTCGCCTCTCTGATTGTCGTGTTCTATCGTACCAGGAAGCGATTGCTGGCATTGCCGGCGACGACTGCTATCCACCGATCAACAGGACAACATCACCTGGTTATGGCTGGACAAAAATTGGGAAAGGCAAGACACGATGGCTCGGCACTGACGACTACGTGTTCGACCACCCGGATCTAGTCGCCGCATACGACGACGGCATGGCGAGGCTACGACGAGGAGAGCGCCTGGGCAAGTTCTGGACGGACACCATGAAGGATGAGCTTCGTCCTATTGAGAAGGTTGACCAGGGCAAGACAAGGCTGTTCTCTGCAGGTGAGATGGTGCAAACCATCATTCTCCGGCAGTATTTCGATGGCTTCGCCGCACACATGGCACGGAATCATACCTATGTCGAGAGTTGCGTCGGAATCAACGTGTACTCAATGGACTGGGAACTGTTGGCTCGGAGGTTGCAGCGGAAGGGGAGAGCCGTCGTGGCAGGTGATTTCACCAACTACGATGGTTCTCTCCCTGCGTCTGTGATCTGGGCCACGCTGGACGTGGTAGAAGATTTCTACGCCAAGGCTCCCAGTGGTCCTGAAGACATGGAGATCCGCACATTGCTCTGGCTCGAGATTGTGAATTCCATCCACATCTCGGGCAAAGACGTGTATGTGTGGACACACGGTCAGCCATCTGGATGTCCCTTCACCTCGCTCCTCAACTCCGTTGTCCACAGTATTGTGGTGCGCGTTGTGTTTCTGCTCTGTGCAGAGAAATACGCACCTCAGTACTGTTCGATGGCGGCTTTTGAGGAACACGTGAACCATAATAACTACGGTGACGACGACGTCACGAACATCAGTGATGAAATCCTCCCGTGGTTCAACCAGATCACACAAGCTGAGATGTACGCAACGTTTGGAATGACGTACACAGACGAGGCCAAGACAGGAGAAATGGTTTCCCACAGGTATCTCGAGGACATTGCCTTTCTCAAGCGAAAGTTTCGGTGGGACGCCGACCAGGCGCGACACCGAGCACCGCTCGAGCTGGACACAATTCTTGAGATGCCTTGTTGGAACAAGACTCGGACAGATAGCCAAGCAGCTCTTACTGCGCTAGTGTTGCAGGATGCCGTTTACGAACTCTCACAACACTCGCGACAGATCTGGAATCTGCACTACCCTAAACTTGACGCCGCACGAAGCGCAATATACCACATGGCCCCATGCGCGTTTCCAACATATGAAGAAGCTAACCGCATCGACATGGAGAAATACGTATATCGTGGAAAATTGTCGCAAAACCCCGTGATCAGGGCTTCGGACTATTCGCCGGACGGTCCGATGCAGCAAATCCCGCTGGGGTGCTTGTCTGGGAAATCCCAGTCAGCGGAGGGAGAGGTATTTACCTCTAGTGGTGCATGTGTGCCCTCCAGAAACAATAGGCTATGCACTCGGCGTGCTGGTGTGGGTCGATTAAGTGGTCCCCACCCCGAAGAAAACTCACTTGCTACAACTCAAACACTAACACTACAACTCGAACAGCTACAACTGACAGAAGACAATGGCTGGAAACAGCTATCCCAGGGAATCATCGACGTGGTCAATGTTTACACTCAGGTGATGGAGCAGCGAGCGGGAGGCTGGAAGCCCGATATGGGTATGGTTGCCAACACGGCTCGCTCACTCCACCGCGCATGTAATTCCTTGATCACGTTTCGTGGTTCCCCAGGGGTTGTAACTCCGCCGAC